GCTTGCTCACTATATGAAGGATCAAGACTATGTCAAGACAGTCACAGAGGGATCGCAAGAGTTGGGAACTGATGTCCACACGAAGAACCAGAGAGCTGCAGGACTTGCTACAAGGGCGCAGGCCAAGACGTTTATCTATGCCCTACTATATGGCGCAGGACCTGCCAAGATCGGGACGATTGTTGGTGGTGGAGCAAAAGAAGGCAAGGAACTCACGAGTGCTTTTCTTCGGAACACTCCTAGCTTACAAAAGCTTAGGGCAAAGGTTGAAAGGTTATCAGAGGGAGGGACGCTTGAGGGTCTTGATGGACGCAAGCTACAGATACGTTCCCAGCACAGCGCACTCAACACATTGCTTCAAAGTGCTGGTGCAATAGTAATGAAGCAGGCTCTTGTCTTACTGTACGACAAGCTACGAAAGGCTAAGCTGTCAGCTAAGTTTGTAGCTAATGTGCATGACGAGTGGCAGATAGAATGTTTAGCTGATCAAGCTGACAAGGTAGGAACTCTAGCAGTAGAGAGTATTAGGGAAGCAGGTACAGTGTTGAAGTTACGTTGCCCACTTGATGGGGAATACAAGAAAGGACAATCATGGGCACACACCCACTAGATAAGGACGATGAGTTTTGGGAGGATATGGAAGATGTTGTGTTCATTTGTGTTAAGAAAGACAAAAGAATTAACATGAAGACATCTGTCAGAGACATGGACGAACTTCAGTCCATCTTTAGCACTGCCCTAATGATGGCAACATTTCATAAGGTGAAACAGGAGGATATTGACAAACTACACTGATGTGGTATACTATTATGGTAGCTGTATTTTTTAACTTAACTTGTTCAGGAGAACATTATTATGGATTTGAAACCTCTTAAGATTGAAGCTGATATCATGTGGGCATTTCTTGATACTCCAAACCAGATGTCGGGTAAGTATCAAGTAGATCTTTGCAATCTCTCCAAGCCAGCAATTAAGGCACTAGAAGAGATTGGTATATCAGTTCGCAATAAAGAAGAAAAAGGTTTTTTCATTACTGCTAAGTCTAAGAACTATCCTATCACCACTGTTGATTCAGAAGGTAATCGAGTGACGTGCAAGGTAGCCAACGGTTCACGAGGCGTTGCTTTGATTAAGCCCTATGCTTACAACAAGAATGGTAAGAGCGGTGTTAGTGCTGGTATCAACAAGCTCACAGTAACAAAGCTTATTGAATACGTAGGTGCTGATGGCGTTACTACTGATGATGACGTTCTGTAAATAGATAATTAGCTAAAGGAAAGAAGATGACAACAAAGAAATTAACAGCGCCAACACCTAAGTTTAATGTGAAGGTATCACCAGTAGAGTCTGTGTTTGAAGTAGAGGTTGATGGATTGCCTGCCTCATTCTGGGGAGGAGAATGCTTCAAATTCTCTGTGTCCTCAGATGGTTCTGTTACTATCAATGACAACGAGTTCTCTAGTAAGAAGCAGGCAGCACAGGCACTCGAAGCTATGGCTACGTTTCTGAAGAAGTAATGTTAGCACTCATCGATGCCGACATCGTCTGTTACAGAATTGGATTCGCTTCCGAAGATGTTAACGACAAGCTATGCTTGGCACGGTGTGCTGAGTTTATGGAGGAGCTAGTGATGAAACCTTGGGTGAGGGATTATCAAGGTTATCTCACTGGTTCCAACAACTACAGAAAAGACATAGCAGTAACAGCACCATACAAAGGAAATCGAGTATCAGCCAAACCAAAACACTATGAGCTTATTCGAGAGTACTTACATAAAGCATGGGCGTGTGAGGTTGTAGAAGGACAGGAAGCTGATGACGCTATTGGTATCAAGGCTTATGAGATTGGAGACATCGAAGAATATATCATCATGTCTATAGATAAGGACCTTGATATGATTCGTGGTTGGCACTATAACTTTATTAAGGATAAGAAGTATTTGATTGATGACCAAGAAGCTATCAAACATTTTTATACGCAGATACTTACTGGCGATAGGGTTGATAATATTGTTGGTCTAAAAGGCATAGGTCCAAAGAAGGCAGCAAAGATTCTAGAGGACTGTATTACCGAAGCCGATATGTACAAAGCAGTATTAGAAGCATACGACAACGATGAAACTAGAGTCTTGGAGAATGGACAATTGTTATGGATACGAAGAAACGAAAACCAGATTTGGTCACCTGCCCTTTGCAGTACATCCAATGGGTTGACGCAGTAGCAGATGTGGAATGGCAAGAAGATGTTAAAGCGGAAGTTCACCTCTGTCACAGCATTGGTTGGATTATTGACGAGACAGATGACGCACTATGCATCGCTAATACAGTATCTATGGACAACAGCAATGCCCGTATGCATCTACCTAAGCAGTGGATTAAAGTAAGAAAGGACATAACACTTGAAACCGAGCAGCGCCAAGTCCAAAGGAAGACACCTGCAAAAGTGGGTAAGAGATCTAATACTAGCCAAGTTCAATCTGGAGGCAGACGATGTTCGCTCAGTTAGTATGGGTGTCTCCGGGGAGGACCTGTTACTCAGTCCAGCAGCCAGACGGGTCTTGCCAATTAGTTTGGAATGCAAGTCCAGAGCAGCTATCTCAGTATACGGTTATTACGAACAAGCCAGAGGAAACGCAGGAGGATACGAACCTGTTTGCATCATCAAACAAAACAGAGATAAGCCCTTGGCTGTGGTAGATGCAGATTACTTTTTTGAATTATTAAGGAGCAAGCATGAGTAAAGTTTATCGATTCATTTATGATTCTGAGTTTGACACTGAAGAGCCTACGACATACCCAGAGGCTTCGACTGTTAAGGTACGTCACTACTTCGCAGACTTCACTGCATGGCCTACGATTCTACACGAGTTCTGTAAGTTCTTGGAGGCTACTGGTTACAACGGTGTGATGGAGCGTGTGGTTCTAAAAGATCCTTATAACATGGAGAGAGATGGTTTGTTTGAAACTATTGGACCTAACCAGTACATTGCAACAGATGAATTTATGGAAAAGGTAGAACCTTTAGACAACGAAGATAAGGATGCTAACTAATGACTGTTCATGCCATAATCCCAGACTGCCAAGTCAAGGACGGTGTTGACCTTAGCTACCTAACATGGGTTGGTAAGTATCTAGCAGAGAAGAAGCCTGATGTAATTGTACAGATTGGTGATTTTGCAGATATGCCTAGTCTGTCTAGCTATGACGTAGGACGCAAATGCTTTGAGGGCAGGCGTTATAAAACAGACATCGATGTTACTAACAAAGCAATGGAGATGTTGTTAGCACCAATTAAGGAATACAATGAACGAGCAAAGAGAAACAAAGAGAAACAATACAAACCAAGAATGGTGCTCACCCTTGGAAACCATGAAGAAAGAATTTCCAGAGCTATCGAAGGAGACCCTAAACTTGATGGAACTATTGGTCTCAGCGACCTTAACTACGAACATTGTGGTTGGGAAGTTATACCATACCTTGAACCTATTGTCATTGATGGGGTTGTGTACGCTCATTATTTTACTTCTGGCGTTATGGGGCGTGCTGTAACTTCTGCTGCTGCGCTACTATCTAAGAAGCATATGTCTGCAGTTATGGGTCATGTGCAGAATAGACAGATAGCTTATGCCAATCGTGCTGATGGTTCACAGATTACTGGGTTGTTTAGTGGTTGTTGCTACCTGCATGACGAGGACTATCTAGGTAGTCAGGGTAACAAGTACTGGCGTGGTATCTGGATGCTGCATGAGGTTAACAATGGTAGCTTTGATGAGATGCCAGTATCTCTAAACTATTTAAGGAAGAAGTATGAGCATTGATAACGCAACTCCTTCAGACTGGTATAGGGTTCAGCAACTTGAGCCAATAAATCTACATAATGTAGACCAAGCGTTTGACAAAGCTACTAGTATAGATGTTAAAACATTAGGTGACTACATCAAGTCTAAACAGATTGGCGGCGATCATTACAAGTCTAACATCGAACCTTGGGACGTATTCCTTGACTGGGGCTTAGACCCTTGGGCTTGTAATGTAATCAAGTATGTTGCCCGTCATCGCAAGAAAGCAGGCAAGCAAGACCTTGAGAAGGCTAAGCATTATCTTGAGTTCTTGATAGATAACTACGATAAAGTTGGTGACAAGTATTACAAAGTGTGATATAATATATGACCCTAACATTAGAAGAGATTAAAGAAAGGCTGAAGAGGTGGGATGAGCTAACCTTGGTAGAGGAGCTAGCGTTAAGGTCTGAAGATATAGTAGAAAGATTTGATGATATAATAGAAGACCAAGCAGACAGATTACAAAACTTAGTTAACTGGGAAGAATAATAAATATGGATTACTATCAGCAGTTTATTGCAAAGAGTCGTTACAGCAGGTTTCTACCTGAGAAGAATCGCCGTGAGCATTGGGAAGAGTCAGTAGACCGATACTTTATTTTTATGTTTAACCACTTGGAAGAGAAGTACAAGTTCTCTCCTAACAATGACCTACGCCTAGAGCTTATCAATGCTGTCAAGAACCTAGATGTTATGCCATCCATGAGGGCTATCATGACTGCAGGTAAGGCACTAGACCGTGACAACACGGCTGGTTATAACTGCAGTTATCTGCCTATCGATGACCCTAAAGCATTCGATGAGGCTATGTATATTCTCCTGTGTGGAACAGGTGTAGGCTTTTCTGTGGAGCATAAATATGTCGATCAATTGCCTGAAGTCCCGGATCAGTTGTTTGATTCTCAGACTACTATTTCGGTTGCGGATTCAAAAGAAGGATGGGCCAAAGCACTACGCCAACTCATCGCTTTACTATATTCTGGGGAAGTTGCAAAATACGATCTTAATAGAATTCGACCTGCAGGAGCCAGACTCAAAACTTTTGGAGGACGTGCCTCTGGTCCCGGACCTTTGGATGAGCTTTTTAAGTTCACTATCGCCAAGTTCAGAGGAGCAGTGGGTAGAAAACTTACATCAATCGAATGTCATGATCTTCTCTGTAAAATCGGGGAAGTTGTTGTTGTCGGTGGAGTACGAAGGAGTGCAATGATCAGTCTGTCTGATCTCGAAGATGACCGCATGAGGAGCGCAAAGAGTGGAAACTGGTGGGAACACAACGCACAACGAGCTTTGGCTAACAACTCAGCTTCTTACATTAGTAAACCCGATATCGGACAGTTTCTCCAAGAGTGGACTAGCCTCTATAACAGTCACTCTGGAGAGCGAGGAATCTTCTCACGAGCAGCAAGTAAAACTCAGGCTACAAAGAATGGGAGACGTGATTCAGATTACGACTTTGGTACTAACCCCTGCTCAGAAATCATCCTTCGCCCATATCAGTTCTGTAACCTCACAGAAGTTGTCGTACGGGCCGAAGATACCGTTGCAGACTTGGCTAACAAAGTACGCATCGCCACAATCTTAGGCACGTTCCAGAGCACTCTGACGCACTTCCCATATCTTCGTAAGATTTGGCAGAAGAACACTGAGGAGGAGCGCCTCTTGGGTGTATCATTAACTGGTATCTTAGATAATCCTTGGATGGGGAGGGTCTGTGAAAGCACTACGCAATCTCTTGAATACTTACGTGATGTCTCCATTACTACCAACAATGAGTTTGCAACACGCTTGGGAATTCCTGTGTCTGCTGCGATTACTTGTGTCAAACCTAGTGGCACTGTGTCTCAACTTGTTAACTCTGCCTCTGGTATTCATACTAGACATAGTGAGTATTATGTTCGCCGTGTGCGTGGAGATAAGAAAGATCCTCTCACGAAATTTCTAACAGACTCAGGCATCCCTACAGAGGACTGTGTCATGAGGCCAGACAGCACTGCTGTGTTTTCTTTCCCAGTGAAAGCACCAGAGTCTTCTCGTACTCGTGAGCACTTAACGGCTATGCAGCACCTAGATCTGTGGCTTATGTATCAGCGCCACTGGTGTGAGCACAAACCCTCTGTCACTATCTCTGTTAAGGAAGATGAGTGGATGGATGTAGGAGCGTGGGTGTGGAGGAACTTCGATGAGATTAGTGGTATCTCTTTCCTGCCTTGGGATGGAGGCTCTTATCGACAAGCTCCTTACGAGGAGTGTACTAAAGAACAGTATGAGGAGTTAAAGGCTGAGATGCCTGAGACAATTGATTGGGATAATCTTAAGGAAGAGGATGACAATGTTGAAGGTGCTCAGACACTAGCCTGTGTAGCTGGACATTGCGAGATCTAATATGACTATAGACTTAATTTTTATATCTGGATTGATGTTTGGTTTTGAGTATGTAGAAACTATAGAAGAGGAGAGGTATGTTGTAATAGACTTTGCATTCTTAAGATTGCTTGTCAGCTTTTAGATATAATGCTGCTTCGTCCTTCCTGCGCTTAACAAGTCCGGGGAGGACCTTTCCCCCAGCTTTCGTCCAGTCCATAAAAGCTTCTGCAGTTCCTTCAAAGTCTCCACGGTTATGTCGCTGTCTTATGGTGCTACGCTGGAGGTTACCAAGTCCCACATTAAAACTAAAGCTGACGAGTGCATCAAACCTAGACTGAGTAAGACCAGTAGGACACAGTCGTAGTACACCTCTTTCAAACGTGACCAAGTCTTTGGCGAGGATGTCGTTGACTTCAGCCATAGACAGGACTCTATCCCATCCACTGGGTATTGCGAGGTTTTTACGTTCCTCAAAAGGAACCCTGATATGATTGGGGTCTATGACATGACCTACCCCAACTGTCCACAGCAAAGCTGGACACCTGTAGCTGCGTGTTCTTACGCCCTCGTGGTGCTTGATCATCTCGATGCATTCTTTAGATACTTTCATTTCTTATTGAAAGTCTGTGACCCAAACCAGAATGCTATGATAGATGAGAAAATAATGGCTGAGTCTTCATCCCAAAGTAGGTTCAAGGCTTGGTCAAATGGGACGTTCTGCTTCCAAGCGTAGAAGAACCCAAACACATTGACCATCACCAGCATAAAGAACATACCGTAGGTTATAACTGGTCTGACGCTGGCTCTTAGGTTTATGACCCACCTACTGGCTCCTTGTCCTATGGCAATGTCGTGAGCATATAGGGCTTCTCTCTCCTGAACTGCAGTCTGCATTGCAATTTGGTCAGTCCTTATCTCCTCTACCCTAGCCTGAGCTAGGAACCCCTTCTCTGCCATCTCCAATTCCCTAGCCATCTGCAATTTGGCTAGCTCTAATTCGTGTTTTTTATCAGACTTATCTTGGAAAAAGTCTAGGAACTTAGGCAGCCCACCAGCTAAGAAGGAGACAAGGGTAGAAAGCAGGGTAATCATAGTAGTCCTTAAGGTTTGTAGCCAAGCACGTAGAAAAAACTAACTAAGACAAAGGCAGTTATAAAGCAGTACCACTTGAGCATGGCTAGCTTGTGGAGATCTCTGCCATACTCGTCAGTCAAATCCTTGTTGTCTTTCAGGATTCTATCTTTAATAATCATTACCTCATCCCAAGCAGTTTGACCATGCTTAGCAATGATGTCTTGCTTTAGTTCTTCTTCTATCTTTTTAATTTCGTAGACTCCACGCCACTCTTCTACAGCTGAGAAGACAGCCGTATCCTTTGGTCTTTGTTTTTGTTTACGGCGATAAGCAGCTCTTGCTTGAAGGTCTGCTTTACCTAACTCTTGTATGTCTTTAGTGACCGATTCAAGTTCTTTGCCTACAGCTAGGGCTTCTCGAATCCCAGCAACAGCAGTCTTCGCTACTTGGGTGACTGGTTCGGTCATTCCTGTTCAACCTCTTCACCTTTGCTCTTATAGCGTTGACGAACAAATTCTTGTTCAAACTCTGGGTCAGTTTCCATCTTCTCACTAAAGATCATATTAGTTGCTGCAGTTCTGACACGCTCAGCTACTCTCTTAAGTAAGAAGTTCTTTTGTGCCCGTGTGTAGGTATTAAACTCTGGGTCAGCAATAAGATTATTTAGCTCTTCTCTGACCATCTCGCCAGATAACTTAGAGTACTTCTCGTAAGTTGTTTCATCTAGCTCAACACCACGAATCTTCTTCTCTGGTTTTGTGTAAGTAAATCCAGTTTCTTGAATTACTTTTTGTAATGGTGTTTGCTCTGCTTCTTTGGTAGCTATACCAAGCGTACCACCAACACCATATGCAGGGTTCTCTCTAGCTTCACCAAGGATATCATACTTAGTTGGTAAAGAAGTACGCAATCCGGGTATTCTATTTTGCAGCGCATCTGCAAAGTTATTGACTTCCCTAACAACTGGGTCAGTGCCTCTAGCAAACTGAGCCACAGCTCCGGGAACTAGAATACTAGCAAAGCTATTAATATAAGAACCACCGTATCTATCAGGATCATGCACTGCCTGCAGGAACCCAGTAATTCCTTCTAAGAAAGTTTTAGATGTAAGGTTTTTAGTAACAGCAAGAACAGCGTCTACTGCTACTTTCTCTGTCTTTCTATCTTTGTCTGGTAAGCGTAGGTAATCAATCCCTGTTTCAGTAGCATCAGCAACTACACCTAACACAGTAGCTAAAGGCTCGATACGTGAGTATGAATACCAACGGTCACCTATCTTCATAGAGTACTCAGGGATACCAGCAGCAATCATTGCCTCCCTGCGTCCAGCTTCTTTAGGGTAGCTACCAGTTAACGAACCATCGATTACTGCCTTTGCTGTCATACCTGCAAGCCCAACACCAATAAGCAAACGAGCAGCTGCCTCATCTCTGCGTCCTTTAAATGATTTCATAAAGAGACTAGCAGGGGTGTAAGACAGAGCGTCCTTGAGGATGTTAATAGGTGTCTTAATGAACGGTGCAATAAACACAAGCTCAGGAACTTTAGCTTTAGCTCTGAGCATCATGTTACCAATCTCACCTAAATCTTGCTGAAAGGTTTGAATCTTAGAAAAGTTAATTAACTCGTCAGCTAAGTCTGGAGATACGTTCTTTAGTTGTTCTTGCCAAACCCTATTAGTACCTATCTTAGTTGGGTCACCAATATCAATTGTACGAATAGAGTTGTATAACTCATCTCGTGTTTTACCATTGAGTTTATTCTCAGGAATTGTGCGAGAGATACGATATGCTTTAGCATTTAGTTGCATTCTACGAAAGATTGCTTTTGAGAATTCATCCACTGCAACAGCAGCTTTAGTAGGTGCAGTTACAATAGGAGCAACGGCCTTTTCAATTGGACCAGAGGACACAGACCTACCAAAGGCAGACGTAGCATCTACCACTGTTTTATCTAATGGCATTCCCTCTGACCACCCTTGCCTTAAGAAAGCAATTCCTTCTGCTAAACCATCAAAGAAGCCACGCATCATAGCAGTAGTCTCTCCAAGTTTAACTTTGTTTCCCGGCATCAAACCAAGAAGAGCACGTTCTGCAATAATGAATGGAGCTTTAAAGACAGTAGAGTATAGGTTAACTAACGGAGTGCCTATAGATGAAATAAAAGAATTGATTACAATCTCTGACATACGCTGACGAAAGCCGGGAGAAGTAGCTACTTCCTTAGTAGCCTTTGCCTTCATCGCTGTCTTTGTACCTTCGTCTAGGTTTAAGTTATCAATACTACGAATAGCATCAAAGTATGCATCAATAGCTTTCTTACAAGCGTCTTGGTTTTTTAACACTTAAGCCCTCCAAGATACGGCGGTAGTGTACCGTTTGCATTAATCATTTGTTTAACTTGTTTAGTATATGCCAGTGCTCTTCCTAGATTACTAATGTTACCATCTAACGAAGAAGCCAACGCATTTACTTTGGAGAACTGTTGTGCAATGTATGCGTACATCTCCTCATTGTTTTGTTCTTTAGCTAGCCTAGCTACTTCTTTGAGCTGATCAAGCTGGTTTAGCTCAGACGCTAGTGCCTTAGATATTCTAGAAGTTAACTCAGCACCTAAGACTTCCTCTTGTTTACGATTAACAAAAGCTGACACAGCTGTTTCATAAGGCACAGACTCGCCTTTAATCTCTACCTGTTGCCATGTCTTTGATGCTTTCTCTCTATTAAATCTACCAAAGGTAGGTCCAATAAGTTGCTGTAAAGCATCAGTCATCTTATCGTCAGTGGTTAAGGCTGTCTTAAGATTCTGTCCTTTGAAGGGATTCTCAGGAGCAATCATCTTAGCAAACTGAGTCGGAGACAGTGGATAGTTACGGATAGGGTCAGTTAGGAAATCCCTATAGTCACCAGTCTGTTCTGCCTTTTGATAAGCAGAGGACTCAGCAATTGGGTCTTCAGATACCTTAGCAGTTTTAACTGCAGCCTTCTGATCAAAGCTAGCTTTAACTACTGCAGCTTGCTGCTGTGCAATAGGGTCTGCTACATCGGCCTTTAATAAAGCCGCTTGGCCTTCTACGGTCTTAGCCTCTGGAAGCTCCTTAGCCCCTCTGAATAAGGCAGCAGCTTCTGGGTTTGTACTTTGCACGGCATCTGCAATTTCATCGAAAGCTTTCTTGGGGAGTAGGTCTACGTCCTCGTACCTAGAAAGAACCTTGTCAATTGCAGCTTGGTCTGCATCTGGGAGCCTAGAAAGCAGGGAAGCTTGCTGATCAGAGGGTGTAATTGCAGGAAGTTCTGCCTCAATCTCTTCTCTAGTTTTAGGAGTAGGAATGTTATCAGCTTCTACTTTGCCAGCCTTAGACCCAAAGCGTTCTACTGCTTTGCCTAGACCAAAGCCTAAAGCTCCTCCCGCAGCAGCGCCTACGACAGCGCCAGTACCACGTCCCATATCCTCTTCTGTGTAGATAGGACGGACAGCTCCAGAAACGCCTCCAGCTACAGCGCCTCCAGTAGCTAGTCCTTTAGCTCCTTTAAATAGCAAAGAGCCGGGGATTAGTGTAGACGGATTGATTAATCCTCCAGCCACCATACCCAAGCCAGTAGCAATAGGACGCTCTTGAAATGCTTGACGAGCTAAATTTTCTTTTTCTACTTGCTCCGGGCTAACTTCTCCAGTTACTATCTGCTTAGCGCCAGTAACCTCAGACAAAGCCTCTGCTTTAGCGCCAGCCATGAAAGCTTCGCCAAAGGAAAGATCTTGTTTATTTAAATGAGATATTATCTCTTTGTCATTGTAGCCAGCTGATATTGCGCTTTGATAATCAGCTCCAGCTTGTTCAGAAAGATACTGAGCAATCTCTTGGTCTGAATATCCTGCACGTTTAGCTGCTAAGATATTAGCGACTGCCATTATTGTCCTCTAGAAGGAAACAAAGCTGAGCCTATGCTAGGTCTTTCTTTTTTAGAAGGAGTAGGAGCAGGTGTAGTTGGTGCTGCTTCGCTTTTACCACCACGGTCTTTAAATAATTCTCTTCGTAAGAACGTACCGTTTTTATCAAGAATGTCGTATCCGATAACAATACCACCGGGGTTGTATACTGGTTTAGTTATGACACCACCACCAGCCCCAGCCCCTGAGTATTCAGACTTGGTTTCAAACGCACCATGAGTACTCTTCTTATAAGGCTCTAAACTTACCTTACCTTCATCATCAACTTTTTGAACGTAGAGTTGACCACCTTTTTGAATAACAGCGTCACCTTT